TTACATTTGACTACCCTTTTGACTACCCCTAGTATTTTTATCTGGATCTGGGCTGCCGTTTGCCATGAAGTTTGCAAAGTCATGAGCAGTTTTTTCTTTTCTTTGTTCAGTTACGTGAGCATATATGTTCATAGTAGTTTTAATATCAGTATGGCCCATTCGTTCCTGCACGTCTTTTATTGAAACACCTGCTTCAAAAAGTAAACTACAATGAGTATGTCTAAATCCGTGGACAGTCATTTTAGGCAAACGATTTTCTTTCAGGATTTTCGAAAGATTATGGTTCAGGTAATCTAGATAAAGCGGTTTGTTTTCAGTAGAAGGGAAGAGCAATTGCTCTTGAGATAATGAGTTTATGCCAAACTGAAAAAGAAATTTTTGTTGGTGTAATTTCCATTTTTTTATCAGACCCAGCGTCTCATTATCCAAAGAGATAGTACGAATACTTTTTCTTGTCTTCGGCGGCTGAAAAACTAACTCCCAATTCTGAACAGTTGCTAGAGTTTGTTTGACGGTAAGAGTTTTCTTATCGAAATCAATATCTTTCCAACGTAATGCATGCAATTCTCCTTTGCGAAGACCCGTATACCCAAGAATTCGAAACATCACAAATAATTGTTCTGAATAATTTTCTTTTACCACCGACAAAAAAGTAAGCAACTGTTCACGATCATAGAAAGGAGCGATGTAGTCCTCTTCATCTACTTTTTGCAGTTTCTTAGGTCGAATTACACCATCCATTGGATTATTATTGAGTAACCGGATATTGATAGCATAATTGAATACTGATGTCGTGATACCGATTAAGTTGGAGTATTTTTTATAGTAACTAAACCAATGATTTACTTGTTTTTGACAAAATTGAATAGTAATCTTACTCATTCGGATATGACCAAATAAAGGGAGAATGTGTTTGTCTATCGCAACTTTTTGAATAGTGTAAGTACTAGCTTTGACTGTGTTTCTGTATTGTTCTAACCACATATTGCATACTTCTTCAAATGTTTTTGTTGTTTCAGTGATGAAATCAGGTTCTTTTGATTCTAGTTGTAAACGAGCAAGTGCAAGCTTTGCCTCTTGCTGTGTTTTAAACCCTCGTTTCGTTGTTCGTTTCTTTTTACCAGAAAGAGGGTCAACGCCTAAATATATTTGAAACATATATGCGGTAGATCCATCTTTTTTTTTATACTTTTTTATCATTATTCATCGTCCTTTCTTGCCCGCCAGCATGTAGAACGTGGTAGCATCACTCCTTTCAATTTGGTATAATTATGTACAACAAATAAACATCAGTTTTTTGTTAGCACGCTCCTTGTCTGCCAAGAAAGAGGGGCGTGTTTGTTTTATTTCAGTATAGCAGTGGCTAGCGCTTGCTGAATTTGAGTAATACTTTTATCTTTTTTGAACTGGAGGCTTTGAGCAGGCTCAACAGCACCTGAAATCCAAATCTTCAATTCTGCATCTAAATCAAAATGCCCAGCTGTTTCTACGCTAAACCTTGAGATACTTTTATAAGGGAATGTTTTGTAATCTACTTTTTTTCCTGTTATACCTTGTTTATCTACTACAATTAGGCGATAGTCGGTAAACACAATCAAGTCCCTAACTAATTTGAAAGCTAAATCAATATTTTCATTAGGCATAAGAACAGCTGACAACTCTTTTTTTACCTCTTCATGTTTTATGTCAGTTGCATTGCCAAGTATACCATCAAATAATCCCATTTCATTTTCTCCTTTATTTAGTTATTCATTTCAAAAGAATCCACCACTACAGCAGGAACTGTAATTTCTCCACCTAAAGCAGAAGTATAAGTATATTCTCCAAAGGATACTCCACGAATAGTAATATAGTCATCTTCTAAAAGTCGATTATTCGAAAGCTGATCTTCGGAAATTTCAATTAAAATTACTTGATCATAGTTATCATCTATAGCAAATCTGAATTGTGATTGATCATCACCTTTAATAACTTGAATAATCCTTCCAGAAAACTTAACTTTTTCTGCTAAATATGTGTCTGGATTACGAGCGAGATTTTCAAACGTAACACCAGTATCGTAACTAGCTTTTTCTTCTTCAGCAGCTTTTTTTGCAGCTTCTTCTGCTTCTTTTTTCTTTTTCTCAGCGGCTTCTTTTTCAGCTTGTTCTTTTGCAGCTGCTTCTTCAGCAGCTTTTTTCTCAGCTTCAGCTTTTTGTTTTTCTTGCTCTTTTCGTTTCGCTTCAACTTCATCAGCTGCCTTTTGAAGCTCAGCTTTAGATTTTATGGATACCTTTTCATTTGTGGTGCCATCTGTTAATTCAAAATCCTGAGTTTCTGTTTCAGGTAAGGGAACAGTGATGCTAAAGCTGCCATCTTCACTAGGTGTTATTTCTTTTACTAGTTCGCCACTTGTTGTAATTGTAACAGTCTTTTGTGGATCTGCTTTTCCAGCTAAATGAAAATTGTTGTTTTCTAAATAATAAGCAGGACGTGATACATAGAGTGCTATTGATTCTGTCGTACTTTCAGAAGTGCTGTTTTCAGAACTTTTGATTGTGCTACTATTTTCTGTTGTAGTATTTGCATTTGAAGTACATGCGCCCAAAAACATTGTAGAAAGTAATAACCCTATTACTATTTTTTTCATTTCTTTTCCTCATTTCTTTGATATAATAATTTTGTAATGTCTCAGAAATGAGCTAGCCTATTAGAAGTAGCCGCTTCTATAGGCTCTTTTTTATCCAAATACTTTTAGAGATTCAACAAAGATAAATTCATTGTCAAATGTAAACTTAAAGTTACGATGATAATGATATTTCCCGTACTTGTTAAAGTAATGAAGGAGAGTATCTTCAAAGAATTCTGGAGTAACGTTTAGGTGTTCACTGCATTCATAAATATTATTACAACCATTTAAAGCACAGTCTAAAAGATCGTCTAAAGTTATTAATAGTTCAATTCCATATCTTCTAGCTCTCCATTCTTCTTTCCACGCTTCGGGGTCTTTATAATTAAGAATATTTCCAATGGTTCTTTTATGATGTCCGAATTCTTCAGCCAAGACAACTTTCTTTTTTCTATTTGATTTAGTTTTATCTAAGTAGATACGGTTATTTCTATAAAGTCCAGTATATCCGGTATCTTCTTCTAAGGGTAACTCAATAACTGGTACCTCAGAATTAACTTTATCTAAAAGGTTTTCAAAATCATTCATACACGACCCTACTTATCATCAAAATTTTTATCAGCCTCATCAAGATATCGATTAAGATCATCAAATTCTTTTACAGTTATTTCTTTATTTGGATCATCAGAATGAGCGGCTATAGTAAAAATTTCCTTGTTTTGTTCGTTAAGCTTGAACTTGGCGAAGTTATAAACCTCATCTTGCTTTTTGCTATCTAATTGGTTATATATGTTCAACAATTTATCTTGAGGTTTTTCTGTCCAACCCATTAAATATCCAGGGGTTGTATTTAGAGAAATCGCTAGCTTTTCGAGTACTTCGGTAGGAAGCTTCTCTATTTCCCCTTTTTCATAACGGAAGATGGTTGATCTTGAAACACCTAACTTAGATGCCAAGTAATCAGCATTGTATCCTAGTTCCTTCCTTCTCTGCTTTATTCTTTCTCCCACTTCCATTTGAATACCTCCATAATTTTTCTTTAAATAAATATTATCAGAAGTGTTGCAAAAATGCAACTGATTAATCGCATAAATGCAACAAATGTGTTGACAAATATTTTTGTCGCTTGTATTATAAAAGTGTGAGTTGCATTAATGCGACAAAAAGAGGAGGTGAAATCATGCCAGTTGATGTTGAAAGATTGGATGAAATTATCGAACAAAGGAACACAAAGCAAAGAGTAGCGGAATTGATTGGTGTAAATAGAAGTACTTTCTATAGAAAATTAAAAGGAGAGGGAAAAGGTTTTTCTGTAGAAGAAGCTCAAAAGATTACAGCAGTTGTTCCATTATCTGGAGAAGAAGCAGTTCAAATTTTTTTTGGCAACAAAGTCGCAAAAACGCTACAAAAGGAGCATGATTAATTAATTATACATTGAGGTGATTTAATATGGCAGTCATTTCAGCACCAATAGAAATACCAGAATCATTTGGGGAAGAATTAGCAGCAGTTATTGCTGCTAAGGTTCTTCAAAAGGTAGGAGAATCGATCAAAGCTGAAGACCTTCCACCATATCCAACGAAGAAGCAGGTGAAACAAATTCTCCGGATTGGTGAAGAACGGATTAACGAATGGATTATTGAGGGATTACCACAAATACCTTTTGGTAAGGAAACCAGATTTGACCGTGATGATATAAAAAGATTCCTAAATACTAAAAAAATCTAATGCCCGCCAGCATGAAGAAACAGGAGGAATCAAATGAAATGCACATTATCCCAAGAACTATTGATACATGAGCTTGTCAAAGAAAAAAATAGAAGTTTGCACGATCAACTTAACGATAGGAAAAGACCGTTAACAGAAACACAACGAGATTTATCGACTCGAGAACTCCAAAGTTATCAGGAGTTAATTTATCAGAATCATTTAAATAGAAAAATGGAAGTGAGGTGAGGAAGGTGGATAACTATTTGGAACGTATAACTATCGCTTTAGAAAGTACAGCAAAAAGCCTCAGTATTTTGGCAGAAGATACCAAGGCTAATAAAGATTTGAAAATAGAGGTATTGGAAAATCTAGAAGGTATGGAAAAAACAATTAGTGAATTGCAAGAGAATCCATTTAGTTTAAATAAAGGGAATTAAACTTTTGATTTTGATTGCGTAATCCAGAATTAAATCAACTCTATCTTTAAATTTAGTTTCCATAATGGCTATGGATTCAGTGCGCAAAGTAATTCTTACTATCGTGTCTCCTGCAGGAACACCAGTAATTAGCTCATGCTTTCTTAATTCAAAACACGTTGATTTAACATCTTCCCTTGGCCATTCGGGCATAATATCTCGATGTAAATCATCTAAATTGCCAAAGTATATTGCATCTTTTTTTAAAGAACCAGCTTTGCGTTTCTCAACATATGATTTGTACATTGAGGTCAGCAAAAACTTGGCATCATTTGTAAGCAAATCTAAAGTTCCCATTTAAATTCCCCCTTAACAATAATTCAGACGACCACTGACTGATAAGGAAATTATACCAAAGAAAGGAAAGTTTATATGAATAAAAAATGGTTAGCAACACTCCATAACAATCCATTGTATAAAGCACGTCAATTACAAGTGATTGCTTATGCCAGCTTATTGTTAAACGGTATTTTGTTAGCTATTTGTTTTCTATTAATGATTGGAGGGTAACTAGATGTTTAAAGAGAGAGAAATTATTTTCACAACCAATCGAATGTATGTTAAGCCATACACTCAAAAAATTAAGTCGATTATCTGGAATAAGTTTGAATCGACATGTGAAGTAGAGGATCGTTCATTTGATAGCGATGAGACACCAACGATTGCTTTATATTTTGTTGTTTCAGATGACCAGTTTCAAAAGTTACAAATGGCCATCCCTAAGTTGCTACCGGATTTAGTAAGTAAAGGAGGAATTCAATATGAATAATGACAAGTTAGCACTGACATTAGCCGATAAGTTGATGGCAAAAGTCAACAGTTTGCTAGATGCAGAAGTTCGAACAATTACTAACGATTTACAGGATACTCAAAAGGATATTGAAGCAAAACGTACGATCTCAATAAAGGTTGGAATCAAAGTCACTAGTGATCATCGAGGAATTACCATCGATGCAGAATCAAATCATGGATTGCCGAAACGAGAATTGGAACCAGTTGTTTATCCAATTGATGTCAATAATTCTGGACAGATAAATTTGTTCGAAGATGAGTGAAAGCTGTAGGTGATGTAGATGTTATCGAAGGCGATTGAGTATTTGGAAAAAACGCCTGCAATTGTGATGCAGGTTCGTATGAGGAAACGTGGCGAGAATTATGTATACAGTATTGAAGCGAAAACTGAGCGAGGCAGAGTAGAGACGTTTCAGCTGCGTGGAAGGACTCTGTATCACCATATTTTTCATCTGGGAAAACCAACCGAAGAAAAGATTCTTTTCCAGTTTTCAGAACAATAAAAAAAGCCGCCAAAATTGGCGACTTCTGAGAATGGTATTTCTTATCTCCGACAAGATAAGTATACCATCCTCAGACTATTTTTGCAAAAAACGCTGCTATTTCGGCGTTTTATCGTCCTTGTATTAGATACTAACTTAACGGACGTAGAAAATTCTGGGGTGTTTGTCATGAAGAAATCATTTGTTAGAGAACGCAGAGTGGAAGCAGGACCATATAAAGAAATCCGACTTTACAGTAGGACGATCGAGCAGGAACGAAAATGCAGAGAACCCAGAGGTAGGAGAAAAAAAGTTACTGGCTTATCTCAAGCAAGATGGAATCAAGCCCAAAGTAAAAGAAAGGCCGCATTGTTCCTATATGCAAACTTTGGAGAGAAAGATTACTATGCCACGTTCACTTATTCCGATCAGTTTCTACCTGAAAAGCCTTCTGATGCCAAGCGTGATCAAGAAAACACTTTGAAAAAACTAAAAAGACTCTATGAGAAAGAAGGGGTCGAACTCAAGTACATGTGGTTTACCTCTTATCAATACGATGAGGAAGTAGGCTATATCACTCGAATCCATCACCATATTGTTTTAAACAATGGACCATCAAGGGATGCAATCGAGAGTGTTTGGTCTAAAGGACGAGGAAAGAAGAAACAGCCTCTTGGACGAAGACAAGTGCAAAACATTCAATACGATTCAGATGGGATGCAAGGCTTGGTCAATTATTTAACAGGTCAAGAGAAATGGGAAAATCGCCAGTGGAAGAAAGGTCAAAAGCGATGGTCCAAGAGTCGAAACCTCAAAGAGCCACACGAAACAACCAACGATGATTATTGGTCATTTAGAAAACTAAATAAATTAGGTATGTCCAACGATGATGGAGCAGAGGAAATTCTTAAGAGGTTTCCTCAATACCGAATTTTAGGAGATATATTGAAAATTTACGATGAGGATCGTGGATGGTATTTCAAAATCGAACTGTTCAGAAATGATGATGGATAGAGAAAGAGGTAGAAATGGAAAGTAAACAAACGTATCTGGTCGCCTGCTTTGATAAATCAGATTGTATCGACATGATGCAGGAAGTCTTTTTGATGTTAAACATTGATGATCAAAACAAAGGGAAATTTTCTCCATGTATTAAAACATTGGAAATCAAATCAGAAGAAAAGGAAATCCGATTTCTTCAAAATCAGCAAATTTGCGATGCTGCATCAAACAAATTAAATGATCATTCAGCATATGCAGGAATAGTTAAGAGTGATCGCTATTCACAATTCGTATGCTTTGAAGATAAAGCACACTATGAGCGCATTTACCGAAGAACATTAGATACATTTGGGCAAAACGATAAAAAAGGATTTATTACTGAACTAATGAAGAAAGTAGGTAGAAACGATGTCTTCAAGAAATTACCAAAATAGAGTCAACAATGATTTGGGCGATATCTTTGAAAAAATGATTGATCAAGGATGTTGGTATTACAGAACAAAAGAAATTGCTTTAATTGAAAAAACGCCTGAACCGTTTCGTGTGAAGCAGATACTCGGCGATGGCAGAATGATCGTTTATCCAATCGGGAAAGCTCAACCAGATTACAAAGGAACTCTATGGGATGGACGTGCCATTGTTTTTGAAGCAAAGATGACCACAACGGATCGATTAAAAAAATCAGTGATCACACAAAATCAGGCGGCCTTGTTGGATCTCCATCAAAAATTAGGAGCGATGGTAGGTGTTTGTTGCATGATCAAAAAGACCGTTGGGTTTATCCCATGGAGTGATTGGCAGAACATGAAAACAAAATATGGACGACAGTACATTCTTGAAGAAGAGTTGGAAGAATATCAGGTTGCTACGCCGGGCTACATCGATTTTCTGAATAAAACGAATTGGTGATCCTATGGATGAAAGAATAACCAGTTTCAAAGTAGCACGTGTCGAATTCACCATGTTTTGCGAGATACGAGGATGGACGGTTGAGTATTTTTCTAACAATCCCAAGAATTACCGTCAATACTATGCAAGATGTTACGTTCCGGAGAAGGCAGATACCTATCATTTTATTATTACACTTGCAGGGAAGTACTATCGCCTTCTCGGAAATAAGAAGTGGGAACCTTATGAATATGTGTATAAGCCAGCAGATGCAGGAGGGGATCAACATGAAACAGGACCAACAGGCGATGAAGCAGAAAGAAAATGAAAAAAAGAAGCGTCACAGAGAACGTGCTTTAAAACTACAACGATTACTTTATCTATCTAACCTTGATGATCGAGAGATTGATCCAATAAGCGAGGATGAGCGAGAAGCATTACGTGTTGAACTCTGGAGAGGGGAGCAATCCCATTTGCGAATTGTAGAGGTTCTTTACAAAGGCGAAGTGATTTTCACAGGTACTCGGAAAGACGTATGTCGGAAGTACAAAAAAGCAAATCGAACGATGAGCGATTTATTACGTTATGGTCATGAAGATAAACAAGGAAGGACTTACCGCTATAAGGATTGGAGTGGAACCATTGACGATGGGGTTGATTACGATTAATCAAAATAATTGGAGGGAAATTCATGAATGAGTTAGTTGAATTAGTAGAACAATGGTCAAAAGAAAAAGGATTGGATAAAGCAGATTCTAGCAAACAAATGTTGAAAGTTGTCGAAGAAACTGGTGAAGTTGCAGCTGCATTAGCAAGAAACGATCAAGATGCACTAAGAGATGGTATTGGCGATGTAGTAGTAACCTTGATCATCTTGGCAATGCAAAATGATATGGACTTGTACGAATGTTTGAATTTTGCTTATGACGAAATCAAAGGACGGACTGGAAAGATGGTCAATGGTGTTTTCGTTAAATCCAGTGACCTGAAATAATTCCAGAATCGGAAGATATTACCAACTAGGAAAGAAAAAAGACCAACAAAAGTTGATCTGATTAATCCTTATAATGAATACTTCCATCTGGCTCTAATCTTGGTGTAATTGCGACGCCTTTTCCGTCAGAACCGATAACAATTGTTTGAATATATTGTACCTGTGTCTCGGGATCAGTAATAACAAAGATTTCGTTGGTTCTGCCTTTATAAACTTTTTCAACTTCAAATTCAATATTGTTCGCCATAGAATCACTCCTTTTAAATAAAATACCATAATAAACAAACAAAATAAATAAATACTATAAATGTTTGTAGATATGAAAATTTAGTAACGACAGAAATAAGTGAATCGAGGTGATTTTTAATGTTTCTGAATAGCGCAGGAATGGATAGAGAAGAGTTGCTAGAATTAATCGTTTATGAATACGTCCATGCAAAATCAACCTATGGAAACACACTTTTAGGAAAACCTCCAGAAGTCATATATGCCGAAGGTAAGATGATGGGCGTTTGTATATCTCTCGGGTTGAATTATGAAATAAAAAACAAGACAGTAACATTTAAACTTAACTCAACCAACAAGGAAGTGGCTCGATTTCCTTTTGATCCAGAAGAGCCTTGGTGATTCTGCTATCCACCAAAATAACCAACCAGAGAGGAGGGAAGTCGGTGAGAGCATTATCTCTTTTTTCGGGGATCGGCGGCATTGATCTAGCAGCAGAATGGGCCGGTATTGAAACAGTAGCGTTCTGCGAATATGCTGATTTCCCCAGGAAAGTTTTAAATAAGCATTGGCCTAATGTGCCAATCTTTAAAGATGTAAAGAACCTTAATAAATCAACATTAGAAAAAGAAGGTGTTATCGATCGAAACAGAACAATTGAGCTTATTCACGGAGGATTCCCTTGCCAACCTTACAGTTCAGTTGGGAAGCGAAAAGGCAAGGATGATGACCGTGATCTCTGGCCAGAAATGTTTAGAATTATCAACGAACTTAGGCCCGATTGGGTTGTTGGAGAAAATGTTGCTAACTTCGCCAATATGGAACTCGACCGCACATTATTCGACTTGGAAAACCTTGGGTACGAAACAAGGACATTTGTATTACCAGCTTCAGCCGTGGGGGCGTGGCACCAACGATCAAGAACATTTATTGTGGCCAACGCCGATAGCAAGCGATGGGATAGCGTGGAAGTACACCAGGAAATCGGATGTAGGTCGTTCTGTCAGAATTGCTTTGACAAGCAAGCCTGGGATCAGGAGAGGGCAGAAGCGAGTAGTATATTATCTCGCGCTTCTGGAATACTCGCCGATACAAGCATCAGAATTCATAGAAACGATGATGGGATTTCCGAAGCGATGGACCGACTTAAATCACTCGGAAACGCAGTAGTTCCACAACAAATCTATCCAATTTTCAAAGCGATTATGGAGATAGAAAGAGTCATCTATCCGACGAAATAAAAAAACTACTCTAAGGGAAGAGTAGTAAAAAATTAGAATTTAATTTTTTGAATCATTAATACCGTGTTTTACAGCAAGTCTAATGACCCAATATAAACAAAAACCAATGAAAATGTACCAAACTAAACTGAAAAGCCACATTTAAATCACTCCTTTTTTTAAGTATATCATTCAATGTTAAAAGTAGACCATTAAAAATTTAACTATGGTAAAGAGAGGATGTTGCAACACAATTATTTCCGCAATCGTCAGCGATAGCAAACAGGAGGGGTAAGGATGAATTGGACTGATTTTTGTAAAAAAGTAAGTGAACTGTCTGATAAGTTGCAAAAACTAGATAGCGAGTTAGAACATGGAGAACGCTTTGGCGATGCATTCCGTAGAGAACACGGCGGTGAGATTAAGTCTAACGATTACGAGTTGTATTTTTGGGATTCCTTCGAAGGAAATAGAAAGCATTTTGGTGTGCCTCGTAAGATTATGGCTAAAGCAATCAACGAAGCGAAAAGTGATTTGTTTGAGCAGATTCATGAAGTAGAGAATGAATTACTTGTGTTAGTTCAGGAGCAAGCTAATGAAAGTTAATCATTATACAGTACTAGCCATTGTATCAATACTGTTAACGATCGCTGGATTGAGTTGGCTATCATATACAATAGTTGACCAGGAACGGCAGATTGAGCAGTTACAAGAACAACTGCAGCATGTGCAGATGAAGTACAAGATTATTATTAACGATCCGTTAGTCAGGGATGCGATGGAAGCGGGAGGATGAATGATGGACTTTGCAGTGTTAGTAGCCGTGGCACTTTTTGCAGCAGTATTCGCAAGTGTGATTTTCGGTAAAGAGTTAGATGAAAAGGAGATGGAAGCCATTGCCAAAGAAAAAATCGAAAGTAAAAAAGAAGAAGCGCAAGTTGCTAGAAAAAGCCAAGGCGAACGGAACATTGAATAAAAGGATCATTGGTAAGACTTTGAAGAGTTTGATCATTGATGAAAACATCAACATGGCTCACATTTTGATAAATAAAAAAAAGCCACTACCTTTTGGGTAAGTGACCAGTGACAAGACTATTTTACCATAAAGGGGTGGCGTTTGTGAGATTTCAATGGCTTAAAAACTACCAAGACTTAGAAGAACAAATACTCTTCATGAAATGGAATCTTAACAAGAGTAGGTTGGAATTAGATCGATGGGTCAACGGTGATTTAGCAAACGTGCGCCTTGAAAAGAATTCAAGATCATCATCGTTGGAAGAAAACATCAGAATTATAGAGAATGAATTAGAGCTGCTTGAAAAAGAAAAAATTGAACTGATGGAATTAATCGATTCTTTCAGCGGAGCAGACAATCAGATTGTAAAATTAAAATATATTGATGGCATGGATGTTTATGATATAGCAGATGCTACAGGTTACAGCGTGTCTTATATAAGAAAGCGGCATACTGAGATTCGAAAGACGTTGTCGTTTGTTGATGAGTATGAGGCAAGGCGAGAGGACCGCTTAAAGAAGCAAGAAGAAATTGATTATTATGCAGCAGACCAGAATCAGTTGCGCTTGTTTTGACATTATCACAAAATGCGACCTCAAATCCTGTGTATATTTCTTGATTTAAACGGGTTATAGTAATAGCGTAGAAGAAATGGAGAGACGGTTATTGGACTACTCACACTATTCCATAACTGAAAGGGGGCTAATCCCTCATCGCTTTACTTCTTTGACGGATATCTAAAGACAGCACAATTTTTTGAAAGAGGTGGATCATCTCATTTCGAAATTCGCTAGTGCTGTCTTTTTGTTATTGCTTTCATTGTTGTCTTTGTAATATATTGATAGTGTACAAAATTATATTAGAGAAGAGGATGAATAATGGATCCACATTTAATTGATTTAAGCACACGTCTTGCAGAGGTAGCAGTAAGAAGCACGGCAACTTCAATCGGAGCAAAGATTAGAGCTGTCAAAAGTAGTAGGGATGATAAAAAGATAATTGCTGAAATGAATGACTTGATTTATGAGCTTTTAGAGGACAAGCAAGAACTAGAATCGATTGCAAAAGCATATCAAGAGGAGTTCGTCGCACAGAAACTTAGTGATAAAGATTTAGAATTCATCTCTAATACTGTTTTACCTATGCTTAAGCAATTCTTACAGGAAATAGCACGTACTCAAAGTGATGAAAACGAAAAACAAAAAACAATAAAGCTTATAGAATCTCTAGATGCTTTCAAATCTCTACTTTCTATTCAAACACTAAATGTACTTCAGCTCATAGGGTTTAATTTCAAGCAAGGAATTGGAGAACCATTGACGGATTTATTGAAAGCTACAATTACCGGAAAAAATAAAACTAGTCAAAATAAAATTAATGAACTAGTTACTGAGAGGGATATAGAATATTTCAGAATGGTGCAAAATGAGCAAGCATTTGAACGCTTTATGAGTTTGAGATAAGCAACTAATCAACATAATTGTAATAAATTTGAAAATTAATTTAAGTAATATATCAGAATTATAGTAATCAAAAGCAACAGAACTTAAAATTTGTACAAAGGATAATAGAAATGTCTAGAAGATAATGATTATAAATTATCTTACAAAGACAATAAAGGAGAATAAATTGAAAAATGGATTGATTAATGCTGCTGATAGCATAATGGATCGAACAATTGAACTTAAAGGAAAGAAAAGTGAAATAGGTTCCGAAGACATTGTAATTATTTCATTACAGAATTCTATTTTAAATAAAGTTAGGGAAATAGACTTCCTAATAAAAGCAAATAAAGTGCAATCAATTAACGTAATACTAAGATCTATGTTGGAACAGTACGTTTATTTGATGTATATATTGGATAGTCAAACATATTTAAAAGCAAAGTTGTTTATACGCTCATATCAAATTCAGACATATGAAAAATTATTAAATACAATTAATTTTATGAAGAGCGATAAAAGTTTCAATGTTAATGAAAGCGAAACGGTATTACAAAAAGAATTAGAAAAAATACGTAAGACTCATCCGGAAATAAATAATATTAAAGATTATATTTCATATCTAAAAAAACAATTCGATGAGATGAGTCCGAATAAAAGTACAAAAGACCGCTTAAAGTATGAAAAATGGTATAAGATAGATACTAAAACTAGTAATATGAGAGATCTAATGAAAAGTATTGATATGAGCGATGCAGAATATGAATTTATGTACGGACTAGCTTCCATGGATGTACATGGAATATCAGCCTTTAGGGCTGTGAATGCGAAGAAAGATGAGCTTATATTAGAAACTCCAATTAACATCGAGTTTGTAGAGGCGCTAATGACTTCGTATTTGTTTTATTCATCTAGAAAAATTATCAAATATTATTCAGTTCAAAAGGATTCAAAAATAAAAAGTTATTTAAAACAGTTTGAAATAAACTTTAAGTTCCAATCATTTAATAGATAAGTTTAATCGAAAGATAGACTACTAAATTAGTAGTCTATTTTTTATCGAAAGGAGAGATGATTATGAAGAAATCACAAAATCATAAAAAGAAATCTGCACCAGAAAAACAAGCTGATGCCATCAAGCTTCTAACTCAGCTACGAGAAGAGAAAGACATGGATGCTATCGCTGAATTGTTTTGGAAAATCATTACAGCATACGGATTAAAGGTAGACGAACTTGCAGCACTGAACTACTACACGATGAAGCGATCGCTTGAGGCACCTGTTAATGCAACACTACTGAAAGAGCGAATGAAGTTGGATGTTACTCAGCTTGGGGTAGATGGAATCATACAAGTGCAAAGAGCCTTGGTAAATGTTTACGTTGAGCAATTAGCCAAAGAGCAATGATACCTGTTGTCAAAACAAAAGCGGATCGTGCTCGGTTTTATGGATCGACCAAGTGGCGCAATCTAAGGCAGCAAATACTTGAGAGAGATCACTACGAATGTTTATGGTGTAAAGCCGAAGGCAGACTGACCACACAGTATGATTCGATACTAGAAGTCGATCACATAAAAGAGTTAGAAACAAATCCAGAGCTAGCGTTTGACCCAGACAACCTAAGGACGTTATGCAAGAACTGTCACAACAAGCGACACGATCGGATGAACTATCGTGGCCAACCAAAGAAAAGAAAGTGGGATGATGAATGGTGGTGAGTGTGAATCTAAGAAAACAGAATCCCAAAAACGATTAGAAAATCAAACCAAAGTGGGGACGAACATACCCCCGGTCGAATTATTTTGGGGTCAAATCCCAATCTAGGGAACCGGTGGGAGGGGTCAACTGTCCAAATTTATGACTAAAAATTTTTTGCTAGGGGGGGTGAGAGCCTTTGAAGATGTCAGATTTAAAGAAACAGTTGCTGAGACAGATTGACGTAAACGATCAGATGGAACTTGAAAAAGTTGAGAGATACCTTGATTTAGTTAAGCTTTATCGAAAAATGGATAAAGCTGTTAAGCAATACGGACCAATTGTCGAAGGCTTTAACGGCACTCAAACGTATCTTAAAACTAACCCAGCAATCGCTCAAAAAGTTACGATTTCTCGTGCAATTATTGCTCTTGGTAAAGACCTTAACCTTGATGATTTGAACGGTAAAGTAGTCACTGATAATCAAGATGATTACGATGAGAGTGATCTAACATGATTCATCAAAAACACGTTGATTACTATATCGAACAATTCAAATCGGGGAAAATAAATTTTAACAAAGAGCGAGCAGATTTAATTGAGTATTTAGAACGTGATGTTCTTAGTCGGGATGATGTTTACTTCGATGATGCGATGATTGATAAGTGCATTGCTTATGGTGAGAAATGGTATTTCCAAATGCAGCCATTCCAGAAGTTCTTAATCGCATTTATCTTTTTATATTTCAAAAAGAATGACCGAAATGTTTACCGTAAATTTCTTTGGATGTTTGGTCGTGGCGGTGGCAAAAACGGATTGTTATCAGTCGTGCTTAATTTCCTTCAGACTGAAATGCACGGCATCATGGACTACAACGTTTCGATCGTTGCCAATAGTGAGGATCAAGCGAAAACTTCATTCGAAGAGATATACAATACAATCAAGCGGAATAAGACTTTACAAAAAGCTTTCGAATATGGGAAGTCAGTGATCACCAGCAAAAAGACTGGAAGTAAAATAAAATTCCGTACTAGTAATGGCGATACAAAAGATGGATTGCGTGATGGAGCAGTAGCTTTTGATGAAATACATCGATACGAATCAAACAAAGATGTAAAAGTCCATATTAGTGGGCTTGGTAAACGTCCGAACCCGAGGGAGTTTTATGTGGGGACTGACGGTTATGTTCGTGAGGGATTCTTGGACAACATGAAAGAAAAAGCGAAAAGAGTGTTGAGCGGTTCAGTCCGATTCAATGCTCTTTTTCCTTTCATTTGCAAACTTGATTCAGAAGACCAGGTCAATGATCCTGATAACTGGGAATTAGCAAACCCTATGTTTCATCAGCCACTATCTGAGTATGCGGACAATCTCTACGAAACTGTTATGGAAGAATACGAGGATTTGGAAGACGATCCAAGCAACCGAGAAGAGTTCATGACTAAACGTATGAATTTACCTGTCACAGACTTAGAACGATCGGTAGCTAGTCGTGAAGAGATTCTGGCAACAAACAGGCCATTCCCAACAAACCTAATCGGCAAACAAGCCATTGGCGGATTAGACTATGCTAGTCTGCGTGATTTCGCTGCCTGTGGGCTTTTATTTCGTGATGGGGATGATTATGTATTCAAGACCCATTCGTTCGTTAGAAAGCAATTTGTGGACATTTACTATGGGTATTCTCGTAAAGCTTCGGAAACTACAAAAGAAAAATTTGCACCGATAAGGGAATGGGAAGAAAAAGGGTTGCTGACGGTCATAGATGGGCCCACAATCGATCCTAAAACAGTTGTCGGATGGTTTGTTGAGCAACGTGAAAAATACGGCATAACTAAAATAGTAGCTGATAATTTCCGGATGGATTTATTGCGACCATTGTTTTTGGATGAAGGATTTGAAATCGAAGTGATCAGAAATCCAACAGCTGCTGATAATTTGCTAGCGCCAAGAATTGAAGATGCATTCGCAAATAATCACATTATCTTTGGTGATAATCCATTGATGCGCTGGTACACGAACAATGTACTAGTAAAAACGAATGGCGACGGCAACAAATCATACAAGAAAAAAGAAGAGGTTCGTCGTAAAACAGACGGATTCAAGGCTTTTGAATACTGCTTATGGCGTGCTGATGAAATCATTGACTACGACTACGATGATGCCTTTGATATGTTGGATGAAATTGAATTTTAGAAAGCGAGTGGTAAAAATGTCAAAAGTTTTTTTGATACCAAAATGTAACCTAGTAGTTTTGTCGCTTCCTTGTTCTATGGGGAAAATAGATAAAGAAGAAAAGGAAAGAATTAAATCCGAGCTAAAAGAAGCTACTGGAATGGATCGTGCTTTAGTTGTCGAAGGTAGTTTCAAGTACATTTCTTAAACTATTGAAAGCGAGTGATCATTATGTATAAACCTCAATATCTTAATGTAGAGCGTGTAAAAAATAATGTAATGGCTGGTAATACAGTCTATTTCACAAAAATAACTTCAACACCTTTGGGATACAAGAAGAAACCACCTGAACAGATCCAAAATAAATCAGGCAGGCGATTTGCCGGAAAGTGAAGGTGATCCATATATCTAATCCAATTGAAAGGTGGTGAAAATATGTGAGTTTATTTGATGTCTTTAAGCAGTCCATACGTAATGAAGAACCCTCAGACTGGATTCCTGATCTCGTCTATGGTGATGATGAGTCCGCTCGAGCATATCTAAAAATTATGGCAAAGAATACAGTGTTAGATTTTGTCGCAAGGACAATGTCCACACTGGAAGTAAAGTTCAAAAACAAAGATGGTACTGCTGATTGGGAATACATTTTGAATGTTCGACCCAACAATGATATGTCGGCTGCAACGTTCTGGGAAAAGTTTTTCTACCGACTTATGGACGACAACGAAGTGCTGGTCATTTTTACTGAAGATAACCAATTGCTGATCGCTGATGATTTTTCTCGCACGGAATATGCCGTTTATGATGATGTGTTCACTGGCGTAACTGTAAAGAACTATGTGTTTCAAAAAAGCTTCAATATGTCAGATGTGATCTACATTGAATACAACAATGATAAACTGGATCGTTTTACAAAGGGCTTGTTCGAGGACTATTCCGAGTTATTTGGGCGAATTATTGAAATTGCAATGCGAAACAATCAAATTCGTGGATCGGTGTCTATCAATGCAACTGCTACTGCCAACGAAAAGAAAGATGAAAACGGCAAGACTCGAACAGAAAAACTTCAAGAATATGTCGATAAAATCTACCAAGCCTTTAAGACAAAATCAGTTGCGATCGTGGCAAAGGTGAAGAACATTGATTATGAGGAATACACCAATAAACAAGGGGTTTCCAATCAATCACTGGATGAGTTAAACAAAATGAAAACATCGTTGATCGATGATGTAGCCAACGCCACAGGAGTTCCTACGGCGCTTATTTATGGTGAAAAAGCTGAACTTGATTCTAACCTTCAAGCCTTTCGGAAGTTGTGTCTCGCACCGTTGATGAAGAAGCTTCAGGATGAGTTGATGGCCAAGATTATTACAAAAAAAGAATACAAGAACGGCGAGCGTATCAAAGTTTCTAAAGTATTGCCTGTCAGCATTCTGGAAAATGCTACTCAGATTGACAAGATCGTTTCTTCTGGAACTTTCTTGCGTGATGAAGTGCGTGAAGTGACAGACTATGATCCATTGCCGAATGGCGAAGGACAGCAACTGATTATGACTAAGAACTATGAAAAAGTAACGAAAGGGGGTGAGAACGAAAATGCCGAAAGTTAAAAAAGTACCGTTTCAATTTACCAACGAGATCCAAAATGGTAAGCACATTCTCACCTTGAGTGGAAATGTCCAAAAGAAATATTGGCGTGATGATGATGTTATTAATGCGAAAGATATCCGAGAATCACTGTATAAAGTCACAGATGATATTGTGATCAAACTAAATAGTCCTGGCGGCGATGTGTTTGAAGGGATTGAAATTTATAACTATTTGAAAGATCATCCGTCCAACGTCACTGTCGAAGTGACTGGTTTGGCAGCCAGTGCCGCAACTTTCATCACTGCTGGAGCTGACGAAGTGATTATGAACGTTGGAACTTCACTGATGATTCACGAAGCTTCCACCTTTGCTTGGGGTAATAAGCAGGATATCCAAAAAACGCTGAACGCTTTAGAAACTATCGATGATTCAATTCTGGCAATTTATTCAGACAAGACCGGTCAATCAGTTGATCAGTTGCGTGAATGGATGAATGAAGAAAAATGGTTCACAGCAGATGAAGCTGTAGATTTTGGATTTGCCGATTCTGTAAAACGTGCCGAACCTCAAGAAGAACCGCAGGACATTGCATCAATGGTTCAAGATGCCGTTGCAGTGGCAATGGCTAATTTAAGCCAACCTGTAACAAATCAAGTGGAACAAGAACCAAAACAAAAATCATTGGTCGGAAGACTTAAAAAAGGAGAATAAAATATGTTAACAATCAATAAGAAAAAAACAGCAGAAGTGACTGCTGCTTATACCGCAGCTATCCAAGATGAAAATATCACTCCGGAAAAATTGAGTGCTGCGACAGAAGCTTACGTTACTGCAATTGCTGAAGATGCTAGCAATCAGGTACGAGCTGAATACGAAGAACTGAAAAACGTAACTGACAACCGTGTTTTAGAAGCCCGGGGGATTCCAACCTTAACTGCTGAAGAAACGAAATTTTATAATGAAGTCTCAAAAGCTGGCGGATTTGACAAAGATTTAGTATGGCCAGAAACAATCTTTGAAAAAGTATTCGAAGACTTGGAAAAAGATCATCCTTTGTTGCGCTTAATCAATTTCCAATCAACCGTTGGTAAAGTCAAGGTCATTCGTTCTCGTCGTAAAGGTGTGGCGGTGTTTGGACCCTTACACAAAGATTTAGAAGGGCAACTTGATGCGGAATTCGACTCGACAGAGTACACGCAACTTGCATTGACTGCATTCATGCTAATTTCTAATGATACATTAGACTTAGGTCCTCGTTGGATCAATCGGTATGTACAGTTATCTTTACGTGAAGCTGTTTCTGATATTTGGGAAGTGAAAATTGTTACTGGTACAGGTAATAACGAGCCGATTGGTCTTTTGAAAGATTTGGATGGAGCTGTTACTGGAGGTGTATATCCTGATAAAGCATCGGCTGGTACTTTGACTTTCAAGGATTCTGCTACTATGGTAAAAGAATTTGCTAAGGTACTGAAAACTGCTTCAAAATACACACATCGTATTGGTGACAACGATACTGACGGTGAGACTAAATATCGTAAGGTTTCAGGCAAAGTGTACTTGATTGTAAACCCTGTTAATTATTACGATATCGTGGCTCGTGTTACAACTCAAAATGCTAATGGCGTTTTCGTTTCGAACTTGCCATTCATTTCGCAAGATCATATCATCGAATCTTTAGATGTTCCTGAAAATAAATTGATTGCATTTATTGATGGTGAATATGATGCTACTCAATCTCGTCCTGAAAAAATTGCAGTTTACAAAGAAACCTTTGCAATGAAACGTGCAACTTTGTATGCGATTGATATGTTGGGTAACGGACAACCAACAAACAACGATGCAGCTCAAGTATATGATATTGCTATCCCTGCAGATGTTGACGGTGGCTCGGGGGAGTAATTTCCCCCACAGGAGTGACGTTGAATAAAACCACTGTCTCTCTTGTTGTCGGGGGAACTGAAACTTTGACTGCTACTGTTGACCCAGAAACGGCTACTGACAAATCAGTGACGTTTACAAGCTCAGATGCTGCAATAGCTACTGTTACGCCAAAACAAGGCAAAGTTACAGCTGTCAGCGCAGGAACGGTTACGATCACAGCAACAACAGCTAACGGATTGACTACGGAGTGTGAAGTGACTGTCACTGCAGAATAGGGAGGTGACAGTAAATGAATGAGCAGAGCTTTATTGATGAATACAAATCTCGCTTTCGTATTTTTCATTCCTCGGAAGACGTAGATATCGGCAAGCAACTGGAAAGTGGGTTTGCCGATATCAAATCGATCATCGGAGAGTTCGATCCTACGAGGTATGAAAAGGGCAAAGAATTGGTCTATGAGCGCACTCGTTATTTAAGGAACGAGGCGCTCGAATACTTTTACGACAACTTTCAGATGATGATCATGGACGCTTCAATTGACTTGGTAGGTGATCAAGTTGCCGATTAAAACAAAATATGAAAGACCTAAAATTGTAGCCGGTGATTTGAATACGCCGGTTACTTTTTTTGAAGTAAAACCAAACGATGGACCTGAACCGGGTGAACAAGAAAACAAGAAATTGTATTACTGCACTTGCTTAGTCTACAATCCTTCTTCTAAGGATAGGGATATTCTTAGCGGAAAAGGAACAAAGAAGGCTGTCACAATCAAGATTCGAGATCCATTTACAGATTATTTGCCAAACAATGCGCATAAAGTAGTCTTGGATGATTTTCGTTACAAAGATGATGTATGGGATATTGTAGATTTCGCGCCAGATATTGAGAATAACGATTTTCTTAAAATCATCTTGGGGGTGACTTCATGAGCGTTTCAGTTAAAGGCGTGGATGAGATACTAAAGAATCTCGAAGCTAAGCTTGGTCCGACAAGAACCAACCGAATCGTAAATAAGTCGCTTAAGAACTATGGGCAAAAACTGCAACAAGATGTGCAAGAGGCGGTATCCAGTTACATGGATACAGGTGAAACGCATGATACAGTAATTGTTTCCGGTGTGAAAAAAGGACCACCTAAAACGATCGAAGTTGGTTGGGGGCAAGGTTCGAGATGGCGATTAGTTCATTTGAATGAATTTGGCTATACTCGTTTTGGTAGATATGTCAGTCCTAGGGGAATGGGGAAATTACAAGGGGTTGTTGATAAAACAGAAGGATCTGCATTTGAAGAGATGCGGTCAGAATTGGAGGAGTTAGCACGATGAAAGATATGATGATGGAAGTCTACAATGTTTTATCTGCTGATCCTACGATTGCAAAAGAGGTGACTGCAAAGAATATCAAATTCTATGAAGTACCTGAAAGCTTCGATTCAACCAAACCTTTTATTATCATCGATACACCACTTGGACCGCCAACTAGTGCTTACTATGTAGCCAACAAAGAGATGTCGCAAACATTCAGTTATCAAATTAATGTTGAAACTCAATCAAGGATTTTGACAAAAGAAATTGCTAAAGCAGTGAAAGCTGCGATGTGGGAATTTGGATACGCTCAGCTAAACGGTGGGCTTGACGAATATTTCCCTGAAACAAAACGCTTTGTTGATGCAAGGCGGTATCGAAAAAACACACAAATTCATGACACTGATTATTAATCAGCGTCTATTTTATTGGGAGGAATTAACAATGGCAGAAACATATGGTTTTAGTACATTATCTACACGGGTCTTGAAAACAGATTTAACACCCGATACATCAAAACAAATTCGAGTGCTTGAAGGTAAACAAAAAGAAGGTGGACCTACAGCGTTTGATTTGACTGGTCTATCAAAAGAAATTCAAAAAGTTTTCGCAGGGGATCGTGAGTACTGGATCGCTGCAAAAGGTACGGGAACTGTTGCCGCTAACTTCGGTTTGCTTGATGTTCCAGTTGCTATTGAACAAGAGTTGCTGGGTTTAGTTACATTTGGTGATGATGGCGGTATTGATGGATTCGGTGATAAAACGGAGCCTCCATACGTGGCAACTGTTGCTGAAGCTGAAGATCTATATGGAGAACCAGTCGCATTTGCAATGCTTGCAGGTAAATTCAATCGTGATGGCTATTCATTAGCTACTAAGAATGATGAAGATTTTACGCCTGAAGCCGGTGAATATGTATTTAATGCTATCACTCGTGATATCACAATCGGTGAAAAAACAGAGAAAATGAAAGTGTTGCGTGCATTTGGTGCAGAAAACGTTGCTTCGTTAAAAACTGCTGTTCTCGGTGGTCCAGTTACACCTCCAAGTGGCGGCGGTGAATAATGAAGGGAAAGGTTAGTCTTCGGACTAACCTTTTTATTTTTGATTAATAGGAGGAATTATACATGTCAGAAATTGGAAAAGAAATCAGATTGGATTTAATGATTAATGGAACAAGAAAGACCTTCACACAAAGCCACGTACCGTATTCAAAAGCTTTAGATTACACGGATGGTGAAGCAAAACTTTTCAAGAAGGATGAAGAAGGTAATGATGTTGCTCCTTCAAATAGGGAGCTTACTGAATTCCGTGCTGAGTTTGTAGCAGGCTTGTTTGATGACAAAGATTTAACAGGAACTGTCCTTTTAGACGGCATTGATACATGGGACAAAGATTTAATCTTAGAAATCATTATGTACCGTGTCTTAGGGTACGAGAAAGACGTGGAAGAATCAGATCCAACAGATAAGAAAGACCCAAAAGGAAAAAAGGACGGAAAATAAGTTCGTCCGATCATCATGAGTTACAGCTAGATGTTGTGAGGTCGATATTGAAGATTTATCCCAGTTGGACAATCAATGACGTTCTAAATACAGATACGCTGTACCTTTATGAAATTATGTTTAAACAAACGCCAAAAGGAAAGAAAAATAAAAAACGCAAAGAAATTAAGCCATTGTCTGATTTAGTCAAAGGGAAAGGGGGCGGATGATTTGGCTGGTGCAACTCCATTAGGAAATATGGTCATAAAGCTAGGTTTGGATGATGCTGATTTTGGGAAAGGCGTTGCTAATTCTAAAAAGCAAGTACAATACCTAGCGAAAGAAATGCAAGCAAATATGAAAGTTGCTGACTTGGCAGGGAACAAACTTGGCAAATTAGGTACTCGATACGATGGTTTAACACAGATTATAAAAGCACAAGAAAATCAAGTGACCGCCCTCAAGAAAGCTTATGATGGTTCATTTGTTGATGGTAAAGCTACTGACTCCACGAAACGGCTGGCTAACCAATTACAAGATGCTAACGGTAAACTGGCAAACTATAAACTACAGTTACAAAATACCGCAGGAGCGATTGCTGACTATCAAATCAGAAATGAAGGTTTAACTGGTTCAATCAATAAAGCAAGCGATGTTTTAATAAACAATGGTAAAAGAATAAGCGACTTAGGATCTAGTTTGACTAAAGGATTAACTGTACCTATTGCGGCTGGCGTGACTGCTGTGACTGCCGCTGCTATTAGTTGGGAATCAGCATTTGCTGGTGTAAAGAAAACATCAGACGAAGTGGTGGATAGCAATGGTAATGTTGTTTATTCATACGATGATCTTGAAGCGAGTTTAAGAAATCTTGCAAATGAACTACCGTCAACCCATAGTGAAATAGCTGCTGTGGCCGAAGCTGCAGGGCAGCTGGGGATTCAAACAGATAATGTTTCTGCATTTACCAAGGTAATGATTGATCTAGGCGAGTCAACAAACATGAGCGCTGAAACAGCTGCCACCGAGTTGGCTCGTTTTGCTAATATTACACAAATGTCGCAAGATAAATTTAGCAACTTAGGATCTGCATTGGTTGACTTAGGTAATAACTTTGCAACAACAGAATCTGAAATATCGGCGATGGCATTACGGTTAGCAGGTGCCGGTGCTCAAATTGGCATGTCCGAAGGCGACATTTTAGGATTTGCAGCAGCATTAAGTTCTGTTGGTATTGAAGCGGAAGCTGGTGGGTCTGCCTTCTCTAAAGTGATGGTTAATATGCAATTAGCTGTTGAAAAAGGAGCGGGTTCATTTGACGAGTTGAAAGCACATGCCGAGGATCAAGGTGTTTCTTGGGAAAGATTAGTAACAGCGGTACGAAATGGTGGCAAAGAACTAACTGGTGTTTCCAAAGAAATGGGATTTACATCTGCAGAACTTAAAAAGATGTATAAAGAAGCTGACAATTCGAAAACTAGTTTGGAACAGTTTGCTGATGTTGCCGGAATGACAGGTGACAAATTTGCTGAAATGTTCAAATCTAATCCTTCTGAGGCAATTATGAAATTTGTCGAAGGGTTAGGAAAAGCCGAAGAACAGGGGTCGTCTGCAATTAGTGTGTTGGACGACATGGGTATAACTGAAGTTCGGTTAAGAGACAGTTTGCTGCGTGCAGCTAATGCCAGCGGAGTATTTGCTGGGGCAGTAGAAATGGGTAACAAAGCATTTGGAGAAAATACTGCACTTGCTGAAGAAGCTGGCAAGCGTTACGAAACAACGGAATCCAAACTAAAAATGCTTAGGAATGAGGCAGTAAACGCTGCTATTGATTTAGGAGGTCCTTTTGTTGACGCATTAAGAGATGGATTAGAATCGAGCAAACCTTTAATCAAACAAATCGGTAATCTAGCTGAGGCGTTTAGCAATGCGGATCCTAAAACCCAACAGATGATCGTAAAATTGATAGCTGCTACTGCGGCCGCTGGCCCTTTGTTATCAATTGCCGGGAAATTAAGTGGCACAATTGGAGGGTTAGGAAAATCCTTTATTGATCTAAGTGCAAACATGGCCAAGAAAAAAGCTATTGATGAAGTTAAAAAATCATTTATTGATGGAGATATTTCCGCCAATGACTTTCTAAAAACTTTAGCAGGTGGGTCAGGTACAATGACACAATTTGGAGCTGCTACCAGTGGGTCGGCAGGATCTGGTGGCATAGGAGCCATGTCGGCTGCGCTCGGTCCATTAGGTCCACTTATTCTTGGTATCGTTGGTGTTGGTGGTGCTCTTGCAGTCGGGTATGGTGCATGGAAATTATTCGGTGAAGAAGCTTGGAATTCTAGTCAACGTGTCCAACGTTGGGGAACTGATGTTGGAGAAGCCGTTGATGGTACCTTAACAAAAGTGCAGGATAATACGCAAAAAGCATCAGGGCAATTCGGTTTAATGGCAGATGGATTTGCCACTAACTCTGACTCTATGATCTCAAATTTTGAGAAAATAGGTCAGACCATTGAAGACAGCCTTGTGAAGAAAGTCGAGGGCTTGGATAAATTAATAAAAGAACTTCCTGAATCTGTTAATTCTTCTGTCAGTGAAATGGTAGAAGACGAAAAAGTTAAGGCGGAATCTGCATTACAAACAGTTCAAGAGAATACCGCAAGAATCACAGAGATAAAGAAAGCAGCTAGTAATAGCAATCGAGAGATTAGTGTATCTGAAGCAAAAATTATTCAAGATCTGGCGAAAAATACAACTCAAGCATATGTTGAAACTTTAGATGTTTCTGCAAATGAGAAGAAAAAAATACTTGCAGCCATGAACGCAGATGTAGCAAATGCAACAGAGGAAGAAGCAAAATTGTGGTTGCAATCTTTAGGTAAGCAAAGGCAGATAGCCCAGCAAAATGCAACTTTAAGTAGACAAGAAAAAGAAAAGTACTTACAAGATTTGGGATACAACTTAGATGGCGAGTTCGCTAAAAAATTTCTGGCGGCTTGGGATGAGATAAATTCAACGACTGTAAAAGGTTTTGATTCTCAAATGGAAACGATTCTTAAAAAATATCCTGAATTGCAAAATGAGGTCTCTCTTGCAAACGGTCAACTAATTTCGAGTATGGGTGATTATGCTGATAGTGCAATTGCAGAAAACGAAAAAATCCTAAAGAGCGCTTCTGACTTATCAAGAGAATTGGCATCAAATGCAGAAAAGAATGCGGAAAAAATCTCTTGGACTGCATCAGAATCAAGTAAGGCTGGTAAGAAAGCAGCTCAAACTTGGAATGATTTAGTTTTTGATGAAAAGACCGGTGAAGTTAAATCCAATGTTGCAGAGGTCGTTACAGAAGCTACTAAAGATTCTCTAACGTGGAATAATTTGAAGCTAGTAGTCCATGATGCCGACTTAGATAGTAATGCAAAAGACGTTATCGGTGAAGCTGCAATTGCTAATGGTTGGTGGGACGGTATGGCTTGGTCCGATAAAAAAGCAATACTACAGGACGAATTTTCGATAACAATGTACAAAGCATTAGAAGACTCGGGAAAATGGGCAGAGATGTCATTTGATGAGAAAAAAGCATTCCTTTACTCTAATACTCCTGAAGTCATGGCAGAAACAATGCTAAATTTGGGGATGTGGGAGCAATTTCAACCCCAGATTAAAAATTTGAATGCTGAAAATTATGATCTCTTAAATGCATTAAGCTTTTCGAAAACTTCATTAAACGAGTATAACGCACTAGATCCAGAAGTTAAAAGATTGATAGCAGAAGATCCAGCAACTTTAACGGTTAGTCAATCTAAGAAAATGCTAGAAATATATAACAGTGTTTCTCCAGAGCTGAAAAGATTATTGGGAGACAATACAAATGTAAATAGCATATTGGCAAACTCTAAGAGCAAAATCAATGATTACAATGCTACTGGCGTTGGTGCGAAACATTTACATGCAACAGCAGATTATTCTGAAGTACTAAGAGCGAAGAGTGAAATTGCTCAAGTATATAGCAAAAATGTGGTAATCGATGTTGAGTATCGTGGGAGAAGAACAGGACAGACAGCTATTCCAAATGCCAAAGGAACAAATTACCACCCGGGTGGAGATATGATCGTAAATGATCAATCAGGACCATTATACAAAGAGTTGGTTCAGTTCCCTGGTCAGGCTCCATTTATACCTCAAGGTCGAAATGTGTATATTCCCAATGCTCCTGCAGGAACGAAAGTTGCTCGAGCTAGTATCACCAAATCAATCATGCGGCGCTTGGGCATTCCAAAGTATGCTGACGGCGTGGGTATTCCGGAAGATTCCTCATTGGTTCGGAACTTGAGAAGTATGAGTCCATCTGTAGAGCCAACATCAACTACGATTGTTAATACGCAAGACTATACGGATCGATTGGATCAATTAATTAAAATTATGAAGAATTTTGATAACAGCCTTAAGAATCTCAAACTAATGGCAAATAATAAAGTAATGGCCGATGTTGTAAATAGTCAAAGAGACTATCGTCAAAACATGTTAGATAAGGTAGGTGGTAAATAGATTATGGAATCAGATATCAAAATAACCATTGATGGGTTCGAATTAACTAAACACATGGATCTTACAGAATCTCCAGACTTCGGTTTACTGCCTTCTATAAGCAATGAATTGAAGATGGGAAGAGTCGTTTCTAATGAGTATGATCGCAAGGTATACAGCATGGAGTTTGTTTTATACCATCCGAGATGGGCTAATTATAAAGATGAATTAGCTCGTATATTTCTAGCAAACGGGGAAACAAAAAGATTAGAGATGTCTATCTTTCCAGATCGGTATTGGAACATCGTTCTGGATGGAGATAGTAAATACACTCGAAAAATGGATGATAAAAATGAAGTGGCTGTTTCTTTAAATTTTTTGGTTCCGGATGGTATGGCTCACGCGACTTCGTTGAATAGCGTGACAGCTCAAGTTGATTCCAATGGAATACTTGCGATGGATATTGATTATAAAGGAACAGAGAAAACCCCGCTAACACTTACGATCCATAATAATGCCGAAACTGGATTTATAGGTGCTATCGGGATGCATGATGATGAAAATACCTTTCTAACACAACTTGGTTATGTTGATGAAGCAGATGGTGAGATCCGAGAAAAAGCGCAGATCATTATCGGAAAGGATGGCGGCGTATTTAGCAATTGGACGGATGCGACGACATTCTATGAGAACCAAGAGAAGGCGATTGTTGCCAAGATGCCGGTAACGACTGCGTATGGTGGATGGATGGGTGGTATCCCAGCGGATGCCAAGAAATCAGGTACAAAAAAATGGTATGGAACAGCCAAGGAACTGATTCTTCCGAATTCGATTGAAAGTGCGTACTTGTGGGGAAGGGCATGGTTTGAAACAGGAAAAATGGGGCAAACTGGTCAATGGACATTAGCCTATGTTGACGAGAATAATCTCTTTGTGGCAGGCATGGCAATTTCCAAAGGAGACAAGAACGGAAATAGTGCTACTGTGTATTTTCTGATTAATGAAGGAGCTGGCACAAAGATTTATAAAAGTATCCCCTTAACACCTTCTTATTGGTTGCCTCCAAACCCGTATGGATCGCAAGCAAGAAATGACAATCGAAATATGTTTGATCTGAGAAAAGAAGGCGAGAAAATCACGTTTTTCTGGAATGGCGGCTATCATTCTGTCAATGCCCCCTTCTTAAAAGGAAAAAAAGTGAAACGAGTCCAGTTCTATACTGGTCAATATGCAGATCGTACACCGCAACAAGCTGTTCCTAATATGGGACTTAGGGATGTGTTGGTTGCAGATTTGAAATCACAGTATTGGGAGAATTTACCTAATCGATTCTCAGCTGGATCGGATGTGATTATCACCAAAGAAAATGGCATGAACATGATCTATCGAGACGGAATCCAAACACTTGAAGATTTTGTCACTGGTAGTAATTTTCCGTATCTTGTACCTGGTAATAATCATATTGAATTCCCCTATTCTCCATTTACTACCGTTCCGCCGACAATAACCGGGACGTATGAAAAGAGGTTTGTTTAGAATGGAACGTCCATTAATCGCAATCTTAGATAATAAAGACCAATTGCTCTGTGTGACTGATGACTATTTTGACGGAAACCTTCATAGATTTTTACAAGGAACAGCCGCTTTCTTTCGATGTTCTATTTTGCAAAACTCGGAATTGTCCCAATATTTTGTTGTAGGAAATAAAATTTCTTTTTTCTATAACGCAACTGCCTTTCATTTCGATATTACAGATATGGTTAAGGATGAAGAAATAGTAACTATACAAGCAGATAGTCTTACTTTAGAGCTTCGTAATGAACAAATCCCTGCATATAAGGCAACAAAAGCGATGAGCTTTGAGGAATACCTGAAGGTGTTTTTATTTACTGGAGACAATCCTTTAGTGATGGGTATCAACGAGGTGTCGAATAAGAAGTTGCAATTAGAGTGGGAAGCAGAAGATTCAAATATCATGTCTCGCTTGTTTAGTCTCGCAACAAAATTTGATGCAGAGATTGAATTTGTTACCCGATTAAATCAGCACTGGGGTTTGCTTGACATCGTTCTCAATGTATTTGTAGCAAATAGTGATAAATACCAAGGGATTGGAAATAATCGTCAAGACATTATTCTAGAACTAGGCAATAATGTTGAAACCATTGAAATCCATGAAAATATAGATGATTTAAAAACGGCGATCAAACCCATTGGGAAAGATGGTCTTTTAATTACCAATGTCGTGATTGATGAAAAGGATGCTGATGGCAACCGGCTGTTTTATAGCCCTAAAGGAGACGCACATATCAGAGCCGTTCAAGCCAAAAATCAATTTATTTCTAAGGTGAACGGCGAAGGATACATTTCCTATCCTTGGGAGTACGATACAGAAAATGAGAACGTATTGGCGGGACAGGGGTTGGCGGAGTTAAAGAAAAGAGCCAAAGTAACACTCACTGTTACTGTCAAAGGCTTTGATAAAACCTTGCAGATTGGAGATACTGTTCGAGTTTTAAATGAGGCATACAACCCTTCACTTAATATGACTATGAGAGTTAGCGAATTGGATATCTATTTTGATAAACCAAGTAATGACTCAGGTGTATTCACTAATGCTCAGATTCTCCAATCAAAAGTGGATACTACTCTGCTTGCTCGTGTTCAAGCATTGATAGAAGCAAATAAAGTCTTTACGTATGAAATCATCACTAGTGATGGGGTGACTTTTAAGAATGGATTCGGCAGTACCACATTAACTGCTCGTGTTAGAGATGGTATCAAGGATGTAACAGATACCTTTAGTCTGAAATGGTATAAAGATGGCACTTTGTTTTCAAATACCAAGACAGTGACAATCAATGCTGCAGATATCGAAGAAAAGGCAGTCTTTCGTTTTGAAGTAGCAGACGATTCGGGGAACGTGCGTGGTGGCGCTGAGGTGACAGTTACCAATATCGATGATGGTAAGAAAGGAGAACCAGGCGAAACATACTACCCACATCGTGGATATTTGATGGCAGACGGTACCTTTACCAAGGTTTATCCGAATGATAATTTGTTTAGAAATTCGGAATCACCTAATGCTATTGCTTATGCTGGAGCGACCTCAACTAAGACTGCCAACTTATCAGTTCCAGAATGGAATGCCGCGACAGCTGTAAAATATGCAATCAGTGGTGGTACTTCGACTATAGCCTGTACGATGCCAGCTGGAAGTATGACCACTGCTGGGGTAAAAGAGAATTACGATATTTCTATTTATATTAAGAATACAGGTACAGTAGATTTTAATATAGGTGGCAATATCACTACTTCAACAAGAATTGAAGCAGGTGAAGCTAAATGGGTTACTTTCTTAGCTAAAGACTACTCGCACCCTACTGGGGCAGCTAGGCAATTTTCCATTACAAGATTGTCAGTAGGAGCTGCTATTGAATTTATTGTATGGAGAGCTAAGTTTGCATATGGAACCTACAACTCTATTTGGACCCCAAGACCAGATGAAGACTACGAAAATGCCTATCCAAAATACGAAGGATTCTATTCAGATACGAATCAAGTTGGGTCTGATAATCCTGACGATTACAAACCATGGATACCATTCATGGGACCGCAAGGAAAAGACGGCTATACACCGGTAAAAAATGTTGATTATTTTGACGGACAACCCGGTCAAAATGGG